ATCAAGAGCTGTCTTTAGTAAGTCTTCTTTGTTCATTTTAACCTCATAGTTAGTAGGGGTTGTCTTAATTTACCAATACAAAAGCGCTCAAAACGGAGAGAAAAAGCGCTCGGTAGGCTTGGCTTTAACAGTGTCGCTTACTGCATTAAAACGCGATTCGCCGCACCCCCTGGGAAGCGATGGGAGGAAAGCCTACCTCATGAATTAGAAAGGAATCTCATCGACTAGCTCTTTATCTGACTTTGCCATTTCTTTTTTCATGTCAAAGCCACCACTACTGCCACCACCTGAAGGTAGTGCATCTGCTGGCGCTGTAAGTGCTACAGAATATGTGCCGTCATCGTTTTCATATAGACGTGCGTAGTATTTTACATCACCATATAATGTAATATCTTGGTTTGCGCCATCTTTGTAAGGCTTGAATGATGCGTTACTCGCTAGAGCTTTACCACCATCATCGTTTTTCCATAGCTTAATTGTTGCTACCTTTGTCCATTCTCTTGCTGACATTTTAATTTCCTTTATAAAATTTAGATTCGTAGTTTAAAAACATATCCTTAAAGTGCTTTGCCCTGCTTGGGTCTCTCTTTGCAAGCGATTCAAGAAATGCTTTGTTCTTTATGTAAATTGAATTAACGTCTGAAACACTAACGCAAGCCTCTAACTTAGCTTTGATTTCTACATAAAGCCTTTTGTCTTTGGCTACGTCAAAGTCATCTGTGTTCTTAATTGCATCAGCCATAGCTTTGGCTGGCTTGGTGTCCTCCTTTTTAGCTATTACCTCTGCCTTGCGTGGCACAGCTTCCATCTCATTAGCAGACGCATACTCACCGCCAGCTAGTCCAATTGATGCTAACGCCCTGCCTATTGCAGATGTCTCTGCATTCTCTAAAGCAGATGTAGTATTTACGTGTCCTTGTCCTCGTATTTCCTCTGCCATTCCAGAGCCGATTACCATGCCATCTAAGTTTGTAATGATAGCTTTAATAACAACTTTATTACCATCATCAACTAGGATAGTTGTGTCAACCCCAAACTCAGTACCAAATACCTGTCTGAATGCTTCCATCCTATGCACAACTTGCGTGTACATTTTACCGCCACGTTGTTTAACGCCATGCGATTTGTTCAGCTCGGCAACTTTTGCCATTGCTTCCTTTAAATCTGCCACCACTTCTTTTCCTTTCTTTCATTCATTAAATCTACTACCTTTTCTATTAGCTTCATGTTCTCTTCTAACTTGTCTACGCGCATCTCAATAGCATCTCTGAGTAGCTCATTATCTGTAACTATTTCTTTTATTTCAGGTAGCCCAAGTTCCTCGCGCATCTCTTTTGCTTTACGCAATGCGGCTCCTTCTTGTTTAGCTAAAATCTGCACACTAGAAGAGTATAGTTGTGCGAAAGCCTTGTTAATCTCGTTAGGCTCGGATACTGGTAAGCAAGCCTTCTTGAAGTAAGGATTGTTCTCTAAGTCAGATTGCTTCCATACATATGTATGTGGGCCTCGTTTTCTAGTCCTTACTTTCATGCTAGGCTTTGGCAAACTGCCATTCTTTACCTGATAATAAACACTATTTCTATTTATGTTTAGCGCCTTGGCTAAATCTAAAGCTGAATAAACTTGCTCTTGCATCTTTTAACTCCATTCATGTTTTGCAATTTTAAGTATCTCAGGGCCATGCCACTGTGATATTTGTTGAAAGTCTGGGTACACTAGCCCGAAAAGATTTTTCCATGAGCCGTTGGCAGCCTTCAACAAATTCTGTATAATGCGCCATCGGGAAACAACTTCCTGATACGCAACCTCCAAATTTTCATTAGATAATGCCTGACAGTTTTCTTGATTGCAGATGTTATATCCATCTGCTGTCACAAAAAGCAATCCAGGCGTATATCCAGTTGCCTTCCAATACACAGCCTGTTGCATCACTTGCTGTCGAGTTGGTTCGGTCTTTGGTTTAGGGATACGCCATGTCCTCGTTCCGTCCTTTCGTGGTGGGTTACGTGTGGGGAAACTGCATTTTAAATCAAGCTGTTTGCCATCCCCTGCAAAGTCTAGGAAGAGCATAGTCGGCACATCTATGTCATCTACCTCTAGCCATCTCTGGAACTCACCTTCCATCTCACAATCGCCATAGTATTGTTGCAATCCTTGCACCGCATGATGCACCATCTGTGGGATATGGTTCTTTATTTCCTGATAGTCTTCTGCGTCCTTGCCATCATCAAACTGGCGCGGTTGGTATGTCATAAACTCAGTCATAGCTTTTCGTATAGCCAAGTCTATATCCATGCCTTTCTTCTGGCCTTGTATCGGGCTGTATTCATCTAGACCTAAATGCCAATCACATGCCATCTGTACTATTTGTCCAGCTCTGGGTTTGGCTGCAAAAGGAAAGTAAACGTCATAATCTTTTCTGATTTTTAGCTTCAACACATGCTCATCAAGTGACTGTGTCGCACCCGATGCGCTATTGTGTGTAGCACCGAAAAACTTTCTGTATTCTGGTGTATCATGTTGCATTATATAACTTCTCCAGTCTGTCTATAATTTTGACAGTAATGAATGCTTTACCATCTGTCAACACTATGTTAGAAAAAAATACAAGAGGGGAAAAACTTTTTTTTATTCCCCCCTAGAAAGAAAGGTGAAAACATGCAGTTAATAGACTATTTAAAGAAAGAGGGTATATCCCAAGCTAAGTTTGCTCGTAAAATAAAGCTGTCACCTGCTGGTGTTTGTCGTATAATCAAAGGCAATAGATTTCCAAGGCCCGAAACAATACTGGCTATTGATTTTTGGACGCAAGGGCAAGTGACTCACGATGACTTTTACAAACAGGCGCAAGCCAACAAACAGAGTGACGTGTCCCAAGTGTGATGGTGAGGGTTGGTACATCAATGTTGTCTCGGCTGTCATCGCTGACATTATTATTGAAAAAGAATTTGACACGGATTGTGAACTTTGTGAAACGCTCGGATACATCCAGTCCAGAAACGACAACGAGCGTATTCGGCTCATCAAAATCCATTAAAGTAATTTATATTAAGAAGGGGCAACTGCCTGGCGGTGAATGGCATGAACGTGAGTTTGTTCATAGCTATCACCACGACCAAGGCGGTTATGCTATGGCAATCAAACATGACGAACCCATACAAACTACCAAAAGGTAACGTGCTTATTAGCTTATCAGGTGGTAGAACATCTGCATATATGCTGCATCAAATTTGCGTTGCTAACGATGGGCTGCGTGATGATGTAGTTGTTGCTTTTGCTAATACTGGCAGAGAGATGGAAGGTACAATAGATTTCATTAAAGAAATACAAGTCAGGTGGCAAATAAATATTCGCTGGCTTGAGTATAGAAAAGCTAAACCAAAGTATGAAGAGGTGGGTCATAACTCTGTTAGCTTAGACGGAAGGCCTTTCATGGAGATGGTTGATAGCACATCATCAAATAATTTTTTACCTAATCAAAATATGCGTTATTGCACACAAGAATTAAAGGTAAAGACGATTAAAAGATTTCTTGTTGGCATGGGTTGGAAGCGATGGACTAATACTGTTGGGATAAGAGGTGATGAGCCAAGAAGATTAAGGGAATCAAAAGACAATAGATGGGTAAATTGGTATCCAATAGCTGACGCAAAAGAAACTGTAAAAGATGTAAATTATTTTTGGGAACAGCAATCATTTGACCTAAAAATTATGAAAGGCTCTGGCAACTGCGATGGTTGTTTTCTTAAATCAGAGTCTACATTAGCCGCTATGTTTAGAGAACACCCAGAACGTATGCAATGGTGGATTGACATGGAAGAAAGAACAGGCGGTAAGTTTCACAAAAACAGAACATACAAATATTTATCTGAATTTGTTTCCCTACAAAGGGATTGGATTTTTGATGAGGACGCTTACCTTTGTCAAGCAGATGATGGGGAGTGTACAGGATGACGAACGGCAGAGCTAAAGGCGCGGCCTTTGAAAGAGAAGTTGCAAAGCTAATCGATGAGCATCTCGGCATTAAAGTTGAGCGTGACCTAGAACAGTATAGGAAGGCCGACAGAGGTGAT